CAACGGCATCCCCTGCCCGCGCTCCCCGGCCGCCGCGCTCGCAATATCCGCCGTATTCGCCGGCGGCGCTTGCCGCACCGCTTCCGCAGCCCCCCCGCGATCCCCGCCGGGGCCATTCGTCGGCGCGGCGGCCGCCCCCTCCAACACTTGCCGGCTCACGGGACGGATGAGCCGATTCACGTCCGCGATCAATTCGGGATACAACCGCAACCACACGCGCAACCCTTCGGCCACGTCGAACATCTTGCCTTGTTGGGCCAGTTGAATGTGGATCGCTTCGTTGGTCAAGACGACCGCCATGTTCTCCACTTGCTTGCGCAGGATTTCCAGATTCGGGCGCTGCATGGACGTGACCTCGATCTGGAAGCGGTACTCTCCATGCCGCAGGGCCTCGGCGTGCTCCGGCGCAATCTCCGGCAGAAAGCTGTATTTGGGCAAGCCCGTTTCATCCTCGTACATCGGCTCGCCCGCCAAGAGTTGCACATCCTCCAACTCGACAAACTCGGTGATGACGCTCCACAGTTTTTCCACTTGATCCGTGACAAACTCCATCACCGCATCCACCTGATCGCTGCGGCGGTTCACGGTGCCCCCTTGGCCGATTTGGGCTTCGGTGGCGGTCTGGGCGGTCGTGAGTCCCGTGAGCTGCGCACGGGTCAGTCCGGTCACGAGGACGATCAAATCCAGAATCTTCTCAATCAGCACCACCAGGTCTTGCTTGACCTGATCCATGTTGACGATGCGCACGGCGTTGTCTAAGTCCCCGGTCGCTTTGACGAGCGACCCGATCTCGGAGTTCTTGAGCGCCAGTTGCCCTTCCGCCGAGACTTGATCCGTGTTGAACACGACTTTGCTCACGAACTTATTCACTTGCTCTAACACCGACACGAACGTGTTATTGAATTGATCCAACAACGGACGGACATGCGACAGATCGGCGATGGGATAGAGCTTGTGCTGGTGCTTGTTGAAGGCGAGCAGATCATACTGCCAGCCCCGCATCCGCTCATAGATGGAATGCTCGTGGTACAGCGTGACCCATTGCCCTGACGCTTGACCGAGAATGAGGATGGTGATGCCATTCGGCGCATCGGGATGTTTGTAGTGCAGCTCATAGAGTTGGACGGTTTCAAATTGGTCGAGTTGCGTTTCCGGCACGTCCACGCCTTCCACGGGACTCGCCTTCAGCTTCAACCGATCCGCATGATAGCGGGTCGTGGCCTTGACCGAGCGCAGCGTGCGCCGGCACGATTCCCCCACCCACTGCGCGTCGTGAATGGACCGCGCGCGCGGATCGATGAGAAAGTCAAAGGGATCGACCCAGCGCAGGTAGGGATTCTCGGCGCGCAAGAACCCGTCCTCGGTGATCATCGGAGGCGGTTCGGGTTCGGCGGGTTTCTTCAGTCCCATGGCGGTCAGCATCGTATCCGCCTGGGCTTTCAGCCGATCCCGCAAGCGTTGGCGCGTCTCCGCCTCCGTGCGCCCGACATCCGCGCCCGCCTGCGCCAGATAGCCCGCCTTCGAGACGCCATACCCCAGCAGCCAGGTGTCGAAGACCACTTGCTGATCCATCTGCTTGACATTGAGCAGCCGCAGATAGTGATTGAGGATGGACGCCGACACGGGGGCCGAGGCTGCGTCCTGCTTGCGCGTCGGGAAACTGAGCACGCGGGGGTTATTGGGAAACAAGAGAGGCACGATGTTCTTGGCGAGGATAAACGCGAGGTTCACCGGCGCGCGCGAGCCGTCCTGCTGGACATTCGCGCCATACTCGAAGTAATCGAGGTTGATGCCCGCGCGCTCCGTCGTCTTGCCCCCCCGGCGATAGACGCCGAACTCCTTGTCGCGGAAGGCTTCGGCCTGGTCAATCTCCGCAATCCAGCGGCGCTTCTCGTCGTCCTTCAGAGGCAGCATCTTACCCGATGCGGCGTCTCCACGGTTTCGAAGGCCCCACGGGCGAGCCGAGGGCGTTGGCGCGCGCGAGGGACAGCGGCACCAAGCCTTTCCGCACGAGCTTCTTGGGCGCGGAGGGGCGCATCCCCCCCACGGGGGGCCGATTCAAAAGGACGAGACTATCCCGATCTTTCATCCGGTGATCGTCGGGCCGGACGTAATCACGTCCTCCGGCTTCTCCTCGGTGGACACGTCCGGTTTCTTCTCCGATTCCTTCTCCGGTTTGCGTGGCATCGGACTCCTCTGGGTTAACTGAACACGAGCGCATCCACGGGCTGCCGCAGCCAGCGGGGGCGCTGTTCCATCACGGTGATGTCCTCCTCGAACTGTTGGCGCTCGGCCCACGCCGGCGAGCCGTACGGAATGGCCTCGTGGGCGATCGGGGCCTGGCCGATCCGGTTAATATGCACATGGCTGGCGAGGGAATCAACGACGTCGTCATACGCGTTGTGCGGAAACTCCAGCAGTTGATGGGCGAGCGTCTTCCAGTCCCCCTCCAAGAGCTCCAGCCGCGTGCCGGGGAACTTGATCCGCCCGGCCTCGTGGTAGGGTTGCAGGCCCATGATCCGTTGTTTCTTGCTGCGCTGGGAAAAGCCCTTGAGCTCGTCGATCTGAAACATCGCAAAGTCGCCTTGCCGCCGGCGCTGCTCCCACACGCGGCGGTGAAGGTCGCGCGCGAGCATCCGCTGAAACGCGGTGGTTTCGATGCCCAACACCTGAAAGCGCCAACGGGCGTGCAGGCTCATGATGGCTTCTAATTGATCATCCGGCAGGAGGCGTCCGAGCACGAGGTCGAGCAGATACAGATTCCATTGGTCGTCCGTGCCCACGACGGTGATGGCGGTCTGATCCGCGTCTTGCGCCAACGAAATCGCCGGATCGACGCAGCACGTGATAAACAGGCCGGCCTGGAAGCCACGGGAGGCGCGCAGGGTCGGGTCGTAAAAGGCGAAGTCACTCGCTTTGAAGGGGGCGGTGGCGTCATCGACGGGCGCATTTTGATAGAGGCAGGAATGGACGTAGGTGCCTTGAATGCTCCGCTGCTCCTTCAGAAAGCCGGGGGTGAGCCCGATGGCGGCGAAGGGATAGCGATCCTCCTCCTGGGCTTGGCGGCGGCACACGGCCAGGGTCGCGCCCTGGTCGCGTTCGGCCAGGAGCCGGCCATAGAGATCGCCGAAGTGCCAGCGGGTGCCGAGGAGGATCACGTCCCCGCCCGGTTTGAGCAGCGAGCGGGAGGCGCGGTACACATCGAGCACCTTGTCCATCTGGTCTTTGGTGGTGACGTTCTCCTTCGCCACGATATCATCGAAGACGATGAGGTCGTAGTGCGCGCCGACCTTGCCGGTTTCGATCCCGGCGGTATCGATGGACGGTTCCGCTTGGGCGTTCTTCCGGGCCGAGACGATGATGGCGGCTTGGTTCCACAGGCCTTGCTTGGGGTCGCTTTCCCAGGGGCCATAGACCTGCCGGAAGCGGGAGCCGGTTTTGAGGCCGAGCACATGGTTTTTGATTTCGGTCAGGAACCCTTCCGCTTTGGCGTTGGAGTGGGAGTAGATCAAGATACGGAGGCTATCGTCACGGACGAGACGCCACAGGCTATAGCCGATAGTGGCAATCGACGACTTGAAGCTGTAGCGGGGCATCAAGATCAGCTTGGTCGGGGTGCGATCCGTTTGCAGAAAGCGGCAGAGTTCCGCATGGGGGGCGATGAGGTCGTGGAATCCGAGGATGTCGCGGCAGAACACTTCCAGCTCGGTGGCCCACCGGACATGGTCGGTGACTTGGGTGGCGCGGGCGGGGGAGAGCGTGAGGACGTTGGGATCAGCACTCATCGGGAGGCGTTCCCAATTTTTGGTGTGCGCGGGGAGGTGGGGTCAAGAGGAGAAGATATCATCGTGGAAGCGGTGGGGTGGGGGGTCAAGTGCTCCAGTCCCCGTTCCCGTCGTCGGCGTTCACACCACGCCAACGCGGCTCCCAACCGCCCCGCCATCAGATCATCACCTGCAGCCTGATCGTGGCAGGATGAGGCCATTGTGTGCGAATGCGGGGCGGTCTGGCGAGCGATGCCATCGCCGGCTGAGGGCTGACGACTACTACCGGTGGTGGTTTCCCCTGCAGGAATGTCAGCAGGAAGATACATCATTTCTCTAACCCCTGTAGCCTCAGGACGTTGAATCATTCTGGCTATTTTACATTATTGCTATTATCAGACATTCTCAATTCGACCCAGCCGCCACCGTCGCTGTCACCGTCGGTGGTTGCGACTGCAACGCGGCGCTGACGAGTTGACGGATCGCTTCGCCTTCGTGTTCCGTCAAGGTTTTCGTTTCGCGTTTCTCGGTCACGAGGCCCATGAGTTTCGCAAGCGCGAACACGGCCTCCCGGTGATCCGACATCTTATTCAACGTCCAGCATTTCTCAAAATTGCGTTTGAGTTCACCTTGAAGATCATCCTTCGTGATCCCAGCCGCACTCAGCGACTCGGCCACGGCGGCGCGCACGTGGGGTTTGTTAAGGGTGAGGACCCCTTCTTGCGCGGCCGTATTCATGGTGGCGCGTGGATGGGCGACTTTATACGCTTGACGTTTATTGAGGAACCCAGGAGACCGCGGATCGGTGAACGCGGCCACGACGACTTGCTGCGAGGGCTTGAGGGACTCGAACGCGGAGCGGGGAGGGGATGCGGAGTGCGTGCGAGCTCTCGCCATGCGACACCGTGGGCGTCAGACACAGGCACGAGGCCGTCGGCACAAGGCGTGAGCGTACTCCTACTGTACGCCAGGCCGGCCCGATGTCAAGCGGAAAATGTGCGAAAATGAGACGTGTGTGTGCGATATTATCTCTTGACGTAGCTTGCCGCGTATGGTACATTTGAGGCATGGAACAGGTCAAGCTCAACGTGAGGATTCCGGTTGAGGATCACGCCCAGCTGAAGTCGAAAGCGGCGCTTGAACGGAAAACGCTGATGGAAGCCGTGCTGGAAGCGATTCGACTATGGATCAGGAAGCTGTGATTTTTTTTGGGGAGCAGGCCACATTTGTGGCACCATCGAGAGAGGAGGTGAGACGAGGATGACACGCAGGGCCGCGCGAACGGCATTCTTCACAGAAAAGAAACCGCAGGGGCATGGGATGGTAGTCGCTCGATGGGCCTGGAAGTATGGCCGCCCCAGCTGGACCATTGAGTTGCGGAGCTACGTGGAAGAGGCCGCACGGAATCATGGACTTGGCTACGTGCAAATTGTGGAGGGCTGAGAGGGAGGAGGTGAGCGAGGATGGCATTAGTCCCGTTCGAAATGCTTGAAGGAAACATTGAACAGATTAAGGAAATCGCAATAGGAGATGCACAGATAGAACGATGGTATGAGGATGATAACGGCAATCGGTCTATTCTTGTGATGGAAAAGATTGTGGAGTAACCCCCGCCCAGCGCGGGAGAGGAGACGAGAGGATGAGAATTAACGGGCGATGGAATATCTACTGGCTGAATCCTGACTTAGGGTGGGAGCTGTGGGAGGCGAATGTGTCCTATGCGCGAGCGATGGCCTTCAAGCTTGTTCACCATGCCAGAATTGAACCTATTAAGTGAGGAGGGGAGCGAGAATGACAAACCGAGACCGGGAATCTGGGATCAGCCTAAAACGCGCCCGGACAATTTGGCGCATGGAGGATGCGTTTCGTAACACGCTCCAGGCCAACGGGCATGTTTCCCACATCGAGTGTGGCTGTCCGCAGCGAGCAGATCAGCCCTACAGCCTCAACGATCTAGAATGTGCAATGGATCGGCTCAACATCACACCAGGTCGGCAGGGCCTCGGGTATCGGAGTCTCGTATAACCCCCGCCACAGCGCGGGAGAAGGAGTGAGGAGAATGACTGAGGAAACCACCATTAAAGAGCCAACGCCAGACCAGGTCCGGCAATTATTGCTCACTACCCTGCATGACACCTTCCTTGGCGTTCGGTTTACGGTCAAACAAGGGACTGCAGATCAACGCTATATTGTGGGATGGGAGGGGTCCACTGAGACGCAGGACCTGGCGATTAAAGCCAAGCTAGTCGAGTATGGCAAGTAACCCCAACCTCGGAGGACAGGAAGATGCGACTAGATCAATGGCTCCCAGCACTTCAAGCTCGATTTGACCAACGGGAACAATCGTTTATGCAAGTACACCATGCCCTCGTGCAAGTCCAACTCAAAGACCCTGAGACGGGACGGATTGAATTGCATGACATCCGATACAGCGCGAAGGATGCACCGGAGCTAAAGTTACAGCAGGAGGCCAGCCATGATCCATGCGTCTCACCCGAATCCATGATACTGCACCCGAACCCTCGGCACCTGTACTTCCCCCGTCGTGGACTCACGACGACCAAAGAGAAAGATCACGTCGGCTTTGCGGGCTGATTCGAAGAGCTGGTGAAAAAGCGCAATCGCCTGCTCGATAAACTGCTCGCGCTCTACCGCCTCCATCACCGTGCGGCCTGCCGAATCGTCACCACGAGCTCATCATGCCAGCGCAAAGCTTTGACGGCTAGACACGCGAGCAAGAGCGCGAGGATCAGCGAGAGAGCGCGGTAGACATTGCGGGCCCGATAGGCGGGCACGGACACCCGATCCACCCGCCAGGCAATCACTGACCAGGCGAGCAAGGCCAGCAGGATCACGCCGAGGAAGGTCATGGGTGCAGCAGCCGCCACGCGACCAATCCGCCTTGAGCGGCCCCCACGCTGCCCTCGACCCATTTCCATGTGATCCAGGGCACCCGTAAGCTCACGACCATCCCCCCGTTAAACACAAGGCTCGTCAGGAGTCCACTCACCAAGCCGAGCCATACGTGCGGCCACAAGATCGGCAGGAGCGCATACCCGTACCACAACCCGATGCCCACACGCCACGCACCGGATGTCCGTTGGGGCGAGTACCCGAATGAATGCGCGAGGCATAAACAGACACTTGAGACGCAAGTTGGTATCCACCAGACGCCATAGCGTATTGCAAGGCTCGCAAGCACACCCGGCCATAGAAACCTCCTGATCCATTTCTGTCCAGCACCCCCCATTGTCCAACACGCCCAGCCGATCCCCGCCAACGCCCACAGCCAATCTCGATCCATCTACTTCCTCCAACGCCAGTGAAGGATGCGGTGTTGATGGTGATAGACGCCTGCCCGTTCATGCTCAATCAGACGTTCATCGACCGCTTGCGTGACGCCCTCCATCCAGTCCTGCCGCCAGGTTTGGCGTTCTGTCCACCAGAAGCTATGAAGGAATATAATATAGGCAGCCAAAAAAGCCGCTGTCCACCATCCAATCCGTGTCGGCCACATCAATCTATTCTCAGACGTTAGGAACGCCTATGCTTCGTCTCATTTGGCAAGCAGCATTGATGGCTTCTTCTTTTGAAGAATGATAAGTCATTTTCGTAACTCCATTTGTCATTAAAGATGCTGTCCACAAATTGGCAGGAGCAAACCAGTGAACCCCTTTTACACCAGATGTATTATCCTTTCGTAGTTTGGAATTCTGGATATTTTGAGAACGAGTCACGAAACGCAAGTTGTGTTTTCTGTTATCAAGAGAATTATGATTAATATGATCTACTTCTTTTCCAAATGGAATCCGAAGTATTTCACGGTGTAGAAACAAATCTTTGAATCGCGTTCCTTTTAGTAATGGCAATCTGCGTCTTGCGTACCCACAAGAATATCTCCAAGTAAACTGTGATAAGTATGCAAAATCTTCATCATCAACTAATGCCACTTTATTTTGAGTCAAATTAATTTCCTTCATCGACTCTCCCACAGACACCCGGCCTGAATCAGCCCCGCCCCAATGTAAATCACGACCCACGGCCACTCGTGCCGCACGGCGAACCACCCCGCCGCGGCGACGTTCAGGCAGAGGAGGGCGAAAAGGAATGGGTTCATGCGGGCTGAAACAGGGGCATGACGGCTCCGATCCGTTTCCGGGCCATCGCTACATAATCAGGCTGAAGCTCAAGCCCCACAAAGCTCCGGCCAAGTTTTAAGGCCACCACTCCGCTCGTCCCGCTGCCACAGAAAATATCCAAGACGGTGCACGGAATCGGATCGCCAGGATGTGAACAGGTGGGGTGCCAGCCAGTTGTAACAGCAGGACTGGTGCTCCCTCCCCAGACTTTGGCATAATACTGAGACACGCTTGAACCATACCCACGACTATCGCCAGGTACTCGCTGACCTGTCGGAAACTTCGCTCCTCCTTGATGCTGCTTCCGCCACTCATTGTAGGTCGGATGGTCTTTGTCATACGGAATGGAGACGGTTCGCTCCCACAGCGCACCACATGCCGCACAACAGCCTCGCTCACTCGTGCCTGCGCGGATACAGGGTTCAATCCACTTCTGACCAAAGGTAGCGAAATGGGCGAGAGGAAAAGGCTCAGAGACGACCGGCCACCAGTTGCGGAGATTGCGACCCGTCGTCGGATTGGCATCCCATCGCTCATTGGACCCTGATGCGGTTCGACCCATCTGCTTTTGCTTACTGTCATAATCATAGACTCGATCTCGCACAATGCCATCCATACGCTGCTCATGCGTTCGTCGGATTTCTCGTGTGGCCTCAATGTCATAAAAATATGTCGCAGATTTTGTTAGTAAAAACATCATTTCGGTGGCTGAAGTCGGTCGATCTCGACAGCTCTCTGGCATGGGATTCAATTTGCACAGGGTGATGGCCGAGCGCAGCCACCAGCCAGGTTCAACTTGCGTCTTTGGTTCTAGACACCAAGACGGTATATCAACTGGTTTCCGTTGGTTGCAATCGTTAATAAGTTGTTTTAGCAACTCTCGTTTTTCCTGCTCTGCATGAGGAAGCGGCCCATTTCCTCTCAGAGATTTCCCGTTAAGATTTGACTGTTGAAGTGTATATGCAAGAACGGCTTGCTTTCGCTTTGCGATGAGAAAAGGGTAAATATCACAAACAATTTCGATAGATGCGCGACTTTCTACACGCCAGCCATATGAATCATGCCGACTTACAATTTGTCGTTTGTCTGTGCTTCCAGCTCGCTGTTTCAATAACACCGACCCTTTTCCTGTAATCAATTTGGCGTATTCGAGTAAGGCTATATCATTATTTGTCGCACAGACAAAAGGAATAAAACCATCCTGACACCGTGGGTTTCCCTCTGCGTTACTATTTGAATCGTGGCGTCTGATGCTGATGCAACCTTCTCCATCAATAAAAGCTGCCAACCATGCTCTATCACGTTCCAATTTTATGCAGTGGGTCTCATAAGGTTGTTGCAGCGCGAAGGCGACGCGCCACGGGATGCCGACGAGGTCTTTGGGTTTCAGGCCGTTGGGCTGCCGTGAGGAGATGTAGCCGGGTGGACGATCAAATCCAATTTTTGATTCAGTCAGTGGTTGATTAAGACTGCCTCTGTTTGTGGATTGTTTTTGGCCGGCATATTGTTTGCCGTGACCCCATTCCTGTGCCGAGCCAGCGTAAGAGTCCCCGAGGTTGCACCAAAGCGTGCCCGAAGGATGCAACACTCGCCTGACCTCCCTAAACACCTCAACAATGTGCTGGCAAAAAAGCTCCGGCGTCGGCTCCAACCCCAACTCGCCACGCCAGGCGCCGCAGGGACATTGAGAGCCACCGGCCACATATCCTTGTCCAGTCTGTCCTCGGTTCGTTGTCTGCTTCTCCGTCTGTCCACCTGTTCCGACGGTTCTTGACTGGTCGTTCCACTCATGCTCATGCGGCTCCCCACCCCACACCTGCGGCTCGGTCTTGTAACTCCGCAAACCCCAATAAGGTGGAGAAGTTATCACACACTGCACCGACTCGGCGGGCATCACTCGTAGACAATCAAGCACATGCCCTTCCCGCACATCCCAACTCATCGCACCCGCTTCCATCGCCACTCCTGCCACATCAGAGCGGCAAGCCATATTCCTGCCGCCCCGACGACGAGCCATCCCAGCCAGGGGGCAAACGCGTCCGCATCCTGGGCGGCGTCACGGAGGGCGGCGAGAGACATGGGAGCGGACATTTGTGGGGACGTATATGGGGACATATCCGAAGCCGGTTGCGGCGGAGGCGTGGCGCAGCCGGACAGGAGCAGGCACAGCCAGAGATAGCGCATCATGCTTCTACACAGTACATGAACCAAGAGTCTGCGCCATTGTCCCACCGTTCATGTCCCTCAATCGCCCACGTGCATAATTGACGCTCAAGAAAATAGGCACCATCAATACATTGGAGATTCGTCAGTCCATCTGCACGGCAAAATCGGAGGATAACTAATCCAAGCAGAAACCACCTATGCCAGTTCATTGACGCTCCTTCGGGCGCGGCTCTGGCGGCGGAACTTAGCTGCCTCCATACACCATGCACAGCGCGTCGTATGGGATTGACCACAAATACAGCGTAGGTCTAATTGACAAGCCGCCTTCTCCCACACCTCCTGCCGCGCCTCGGCCAGGGCGGTGGTGATAATGGGGATGAGTTTCCTTCCTGTCGCTTGTGGATGGACGCCGATGAGTTCGTGACACAGTTGCTCCACAATCCGCTCCGCCACCGTGGGGTCAGTCATGGTGTTCCTCCTGCTGCAAGGACAGCGCGAAACCGATGCCAGGCATTGCCTGTTGGATAGCCAGGAACCTCATACCCAGGACACGCTAAGCAGACTGCTCGCTTGGAATCATCGCACTCATAAAACTGACGCTCCTGCCCATGCTCCTGTCGTTCGTGGCCGCATCTACACAACTCGGCTCCCTGCCGAGTCGCGTGGGGGGAGGTTGGCTCAGCCATCCCGTGGCTCCGATGGGGTAAGGGCAGACGCTGAGGTGCCTTGGTGTACTGGACAGCGTTGCCGACTATATTCAGGATCAGGATGATCAGGATAGCGGTTTATGCACTTGCAGAGATTGGCTAATTTCGTTTCAGCTTCCCGCACCCGCGCCACCAGCGCCAGAATGACATCGGGAGAGCAAGCGGCGATGAAGAGAGCATTAGACGCCATGACAGGTGGGGGATACGAGGAACATCGACAAATCAGTTCACTGCTATCAGCAGAGGTGACATCGATAAGATGCCGTCCTGGTTCATGTTTCCATGACCCTGGCGTCGCCGCCTGTGCCAACCGTTCCAACCGATCGAGATCAAGGGTCATGCGCGACCTCCGCTCACAGGATAATCCGCGTCGAAATCACGCGGGGCTTCTGTTTCGTCGTGGCAAACATGGCATCATCGAGCAAGTCCTGATAACACTTGGAGGCCAGCGCCACGCAGTCTGGCCCGTCAAACTTTCGATACGCCACGGCGCGTCCGGCGTCGTCGCGGAAGGCGACTACCACAATCGTCATCAATGATACCCCTCTGGTTCCTTGCAGTTGCGATGCACCACGACAGCCCAAGTCTTCCCGCGAACCTTTCTCAATTCCAGAATGTATTTATGTGAGGCGGGTAGGGATCGCTGACAGTTCGCGCAGATGCGGGATGGTTGCGCAAGGAGCGGACGCCGACAGCAAGGACAGCGTTTAACGATCTCACCCATCCCACGTCGCCTCCTGGATGGTGGCGTGGTAGAGGGCTTCCAATTCGTCGAACGACAACACCACACCAGGATTTCCGCTCGTATCGTGTCGGAGCGCGTGGGCAGCGTTAATGACTTCCTCCCCCGCCTCCACCAGCGCAAGCAGACGGGCAAGATCGAGATGGCAGTCATCGTGCTCGTTGTACGATGGGTCGCTCGCGCACACCTTCAGCCGCTCGCGCACCGCGTCGAGGAAGGGGGTCAGCGGGTCAGACATTAGGTCTCCCTAGATTGTCTGCCGAGGGTGGTGCGGGTAGACTCAAGCATGACCCACCTCCCGATACCCTTCTTCGAGGTGATGGAATCGACACAGCCGCTGGTCTCGTGTCATCGTCCAGGCCACCACGCGATGGCCGTGATTGCACCACCGCCAGGAGAGCATCCACCGGCTGCCCCAGGGAAGGCGAGGTGTCCGCGTCGTTGGTGGCAACCCGAAGGTCACGATGCGACAGGTCATCTGGACGGGTCGGGCTCTACTACGGGCGACTGGCGGATGGCTGCCTGCATATGGCGCACACGCTCATCCTCTGCCTGCGTGGTACCATCATTGAGATACCGATCCAGAATCGTGACGGCCCGTGCCCGCTCCACCTCCGTCGCTTGCTGCCAGGCAGCCCAGGCTTGTGAGTACCTTGAGACAGGGTGTCCACCATCATACGAGCGTAGTCGCCACCACGCCTCAAACGTTTCCTGGGCAATCATTTCTTCCTCCCCCACCACCTCATCGCCGTCGCCTCTTGGGCAGCGGATGACCACCTTCTACGTGGACGATTTGGTTCATTCATCCCTCCTTCGTCCCTCTGCCGTCCCGCTGACATTGGCGGCTATTTACGCGGGGTTGGGCTGACACAAACGACAGCTTTGTGTAGCATCAAATCTAATACCATGGATACACTCAGTGCTGTTCATTATGTTTTTCAGGATTATCACCCCCTCGGTGGTGTATTGAATTACCCCGACTCCAACCCCGACGACCCGCCCAGTCCACATTTACCTCCGCTGCTGCACCCGATGCCACCGGTACGCCTTCCGAAAGATCGCATAGGTCTCATGGTACCGCTGCCGCACGTCGGGAATCGGCCCGTAGTGGCTCAGGGAGAGCGTCAGATCGTCTAGACGGATCGACAGCGCATCGCGGTAGGGATTGTCGGGTTCGAGGGCGCGCAGGAGTGCGACGGCCTCTCGACGCCATTTGATGAGCCGGACTTGACTGAAGGTGGGCGACTTGTCCCAGAGCTGCATCGTCAGTTGCAAGTCGGTCAGATGCGCCCGCAGGTGCCAGTAGGTCATGCGGCGCTGGGTCGTCCGCAGCTCGCCTTCGAGCCGGTGCAGCGCATCCGGGTGCTGTTTCGTGGCGGCAGGCTGCAGGGCGGAGAATCCCCAAGACCATCCACTCAGGCAGAGGAGGCACCAAAAGCGCGTCATCCGTCATGCGTCCCCTCCAACAATCCGATCCCATACTCGATGATCCGCTGACGCATGACCGCCACCCTGGCCGCCCAACTGGCCACCCTGGCCGTCTCACCGGCCGCACTGGCGCTCACGTTGAGCGGCAAACCAGTCGAGTCCTTCTTGGCAGGCGTCGTACTCACGGAGCCAGGGGAGCGTGAGCATAATCATCCGTCTGAAGATTCCATTAGCCGGAGCCGTCGCCGAAGCCATCGCCGAAGCCGGAGCCGAAGCCGTCGCCGGAGCCGAAGCCGGAGCCGAAGCCGTCGCCGGAGCCGGAGCCGAAGCCGGAGCCGAAGCCGTCGCCGGAGCCGGAGTAGGAGTGAGTCATGCTGACCACACAGGAACGGCTTGGATGGAAGCCTTCGCTGCCGGTGTCACGTCCAAAATCTCAATGGCTTGCAGGAGTTCCACGCGATCAACTTCACACGGGAATTTGCACTTGTCGGGTTGTATCGTTCCCTCCATGGCCAACTGTGACAGGGATGCCGCCCCACTCCAAAACCAAAGACGCCTCGCCTTCGCCAACACGACTTCTTGTCCCGTCCGAGCGATCAACAACCCCGCAAACACGCCGGCGGAGTACGTCCGCACAATGACGTATCGCGGCTGGCAGTTTCCCCCTCCCATATCACTCTCCATGATCGTCCCTCCTACCAGTTGACGTGCTCATCACGATCGACCCGATCTCTCATGCATCCAACCGCCCCGCATGGGCGCTCCACGCATAGGTGCCGTCCTGCAGCTCGCGGATGAACTGGTCGTAACAACTCAACGCCTCTCGGCACAGCTCTCGCCACCGGCAGGGCACCCAGGCACTGCCCCGCTGCCGTAGCGTGGATTCCTCGCCATGCTGTTCGAGGAAGGTGAGCACTCGTTCCCGTTGGGCGCGGTAGTGGGTGAGCATGATCGGCGTTCTCGTGTCACTCATCGCCTTGACGCTGGTTCCAGGTATCGGACTCCTTGCCGCACACGACTATTTGCTCAAGCGTAACCAGTAGAACCCCGTCATGGACCCCAAAGAAGCCTTCCGGTTAGACAACCTACCTCGAACAGTCCTAACGCTACTAGCAGCAACCATACTGTATCTCGCAGGTTTATTCTCGCGGGGCGTTTACCCCATCTTGCAGAAAGTCGTTCAAGACTTACCCAAAGAAGCACTAACAGTGCTAGTAGTATTCCTCCTACTAGTTCTGGCATTAGTCACAGGTCTCCTAGTCAATGCCGGAAAACGCGATTCCCACGCTTGCGCTATGGGGGTCATTGGGGTCAGGCGAAGTCATGTGGTTTCCCATGGAGGGTCTTGTTTAATCCATTCCAGACCATCCCATTGAAGAATCTTTGGAATATATTCACCTTTTTCATATTCCCATAATTCCTTCTTCAAAAATGACGGCACCTGAAACTGTTCCAATACAATGCGTTTTTTCCCTGATACTCCCGATCCTGATTTAATTTGTAGCAATTTCATATCATGCGGAGGATTCATATTCAAAACAAATAAATCCCACAAACCTTTTGATCCAGCAGAACGCATCACATACCACCCATGTAGTTCAAATGTATTTTTTGTTTTTCGCTCATTATTGATTCCAACAGATAATCGAGTTGGTCTTCGAGAAAATCGTTTAATGGCATCTCGATAAAGTTTTTTTCCTACCAATTCCGATAAATTATCTGGAATACGATTATATCCCAACATAATAAATGCCCTTCTCAGTGGGATCCTCCCTTCTGAGCGAAGCCACCGTTGCCATGCTTGAAAAATCTCATTTTTTGTAGCAATACGTTTTGCTTCACTGCCTATTCTTTGTGTCCGTTTCATCAATTGTGCCCAGATTGGTGTCATTGTTTGCAAACGACAGACTGGACTGCAAAATTGCTGTTTCTTTCTCCTTGAAGACACAAAAAATTGTTTAGAACATGCGCGACAATTCTTTGAAAGATTTTTGCGCTCTCGATATAGTCTTCCATTCCGATTACGATAAACATACGTAACGCTATCTCTCGGAAGACAAGCAATCTTTTCCGTTCTTTGCCTTCCATGAAACTTCCCTGCACACTTTTTACTGCAAAACTTTCGTTGATGTCGTACAGAATGATCGTTAGCGATAAATGTTTGAGTACATTCTTGACATGATTTCAATATCTCTGTAGTTCTCATTTACTTATGTGGAAGCTGAGGGCGTAGCGGATCGCTTTCAACACCGACCGCTGCCCTTTCGTTCGAGTATTCATGAGCGGGGAGTCTCCTTGAGGATGAGGGTGATCCAGCGCCCATCCGGTTGCTCAAGCTGGGTGCCGGGAAAGACGGCGGCGATGAGGCGGAGGATGCGCGTCATCCGGGGCGTCATACGGCCAGTTCCCCCGCCGCCCGATCTTGCCCGCCGGACGGAGGCGGCGCATCCCAACTCGATTCGTATTCCACGAAGTCATAGTGCTGGGGACGGAACTTGAGGGTGATTTCTCCGATGGGGCCGCTGCGATTCTTGGCGATGAACACCGCAAACTCGGTGTCGTGGGATTGGGTCTGCTCATCCAACTGCTCATCCATCGATTTGCGCCAGCAGATCAAGACCAAATCCGAGACTTCTTCAATCCCGCCGCTCGACTTCAAATGGTAAAGCTGGGGGTGGATCGCGCCGCTCTTATCTTTCGTCTGGTAGACTTGACGGTTGAGTTGGGAACACAGGATCACCACCAACTTATACTCCTTCGCCACCTCTTTCAGATCGCGCAGATAGGCCGCAATCCCATCCGCACGCGAGGTGCCTTCGGGCATCCACACTTGCTGCAAATGGTCAATCACGAGCACATCCGGCACCAAGCCGTCCTTGCGCTTGAAACTCTCCAACAACAAGCGAATGTCCGCAATCCCCCCGCCACCCTCATCGAGGATTTGGAGATTGAGTTGGCGCTTGGCTTGGGCCACCAACGGGCGCACGAGGGCTTCGAGGGTTTTGCTATCGCGGTGGAGGCGCAGGTCAAGACTCGTCTTGGAGAGCCATTGGCAGATCAACCGCTCCGTCAGCTCGTGGGCGCTCATTTCCAGGCTGAAGAACACCACGCGGAACCCCTGCTCGGCCATCCGGCGGGACATGGTAAGGGCGATGCTCGTTTTGCCCTCGCCGGCGCGTCCGGCGATGATCGAGAGCGTCCCTGGGATCATGCCTCCCTGAAGCCATTGATCGAGGCGGGGGATGCCCGTCGGAACCGTCGGAAGGCCATTGTGGGTGCTGTAGGCTGACAGCAAATAGCTCACGTTCGAGTTGGGCGCTACCGGGGGAGTCTCGGCCATCGATTGGGGTGGCGGCGCTGCACCGTTTGCAACTGTTGCATCAGCAGCGGGGAGGACGGACATGCTTTGGCAAACTCCTTCTCACGTTCGGCTCGGAGGCGATAGACCCGGCGGGATTCTTCCAGGGACTCACTTTTCCACATCGGACAACTTGGAACACACAACGGGTCGCTATGACTATGCTTTTCCAGCATAAACGGAGGACGCCAAGAGGGGGAGGCGCGGGCGCCAGCCCAAGCGCCGACCCCACCAACGGCTCGAAACTTTTCTAACAACAAAGGAACTTAAAGATAAAAGATAACAGTTAACAGTTCTATCAAGGTTCAAAAGACCTAACGGTTTTTGAACCTTAAAACTGTTAGCGTACTTCTTTTGTCTTTTATCTCTTATAACGTATAACGTGTCTACTATCATAAGAAGAGGGGTTAGGGATCGACCGCCTTCTCTCGCGTGAGGGAAAAGTTGGCTTGTTTGGTGGAACGCTCCGCTCGGCGGGTGAGGGTGGCAAGGCCGGGTTGGAGCCCTGCCGCCATGCCATGAGGGTAGAGGGCTCGGAACACTTGGGCAATCGCGTCGGCTCCGGCAATGTCCATCAGGCGGGTTTCGCCTTGCGGATCGAGAAAGATGAACCGATAACAAAAGGTCTTGCCGGGGATCGGATACTTGGTTTTGGTGTTTTCGGACACGTCCACCATGTCAATCAGCCAGCTTTGGCCGGGTTCGAGGTCTTTGGACAGATTGAAGAACCGCCCACTCGTGCGATTGAAATACGCTGACGCCTCATCCGGGTGAGTCAAGGGCATCGGTCACCTCCTGGGTGGGTTTCGACTCATTCATGCTGCACAATTTGGCCTCCCAGCCGAAGTTGTGCAAATGGTCGGGGAGCGCGGCTAGCGTGCCCCCCTGTTCAACAAAACGTGCCCAAAAACGCTCCATCATGTCGATATGCGTCTCTAAGGACTTGCGCCACTGGGAATCGATCCTGAGTACCCTGTGACGCGAAATCCCCTGGTTCTTGCCCACCTGAAACAGCAGCAGCGTGTCCACCCCGGTAGCGAGGCAGTAGAGATACCCCTGCCACAGGTAGTGTTCAGGCGTGTCTTGGTACTTGAGGATGCTCCGATCATCCGAGGTTTTGAGCTCCACAATCGCCCCCCCAGGGATGCGGTCGGTGTAGCCATCCACCCGTCCGACGTAGCTGCGGTAGGTGACATGCTTCTCGTGCCAGTCCGGCGAGAGGTAGCCGGTGGATTCGAGGAGACGCTGAATCTCCTTGCCGATGACGCTCCCCGCCATCATCTTGAAGTGGGAGCGGGAATCCGGGGGGTTGGTGGGAGCGAGGCCGGCACGTTCCGCGATCTGTTTCCTGGGACACATGCCCACGCTGGAGGCCCAGAAATGCTCGCGGGGTTCTCGCGCACGGCGTCCGTTGAGGATCGCGGCCTCCAGCGCCGTCTCGATGTTGGGGTTAAGGTCAGTCATGGGAACACACGAGCCCAGCCGCTAACGCCTCCCGGTGCGCCATCAGAATGCGGGAGAGAGGGCGAGAACCCGCACAAGGCGCCGGCTGCGGTCTGGGCTCAGGGTGAGGACGCGGCGGTTTTATAGGCATGGCGAGGGAGGGGTTGGAACAATGCCTCCACGAACTTGTCGTATTTGGAACCCGCCTCTCGTTCGATGCGCGGGGCGCCATGACAATAGCAGTAGAGACAGCCACGACACAATCTCATGCGGGAGGACTGGATGGCCGCTCGCACCTCATCGTCCGGGTAGTCTCGAAGACACCAATCACATTTCCGCAGGGCATTCGGGATCGACATGCTTGCTCTCCTGGAGGTGGTCAAGCTGCTGCGATTGATCTAGGCTCATGTGGGTGAGTTGCCAATCAAGCAAGCCGTGAATGATCCGCATGGTCTCCACGTTATTCAGGTAGCCGTGGGAGTCAGCGTATCCCATCGCGTTTTCACGCAACCAAACGTGAAACTCCTTCTCATCAAGACCGAGCCAGTCCATGAACCCCTCCCGTATTGGGGGAGAAAAAGACGCCCCCTACTAACCACAAGCTGCGGTTCAACCACAGCGATGCGCGAGGTAGCGATACCCCGTTATGGCGTTCGGGGGCATGAAAAAACCCGACCGATGAAGAATCGGGTCGGGAAAACACCAGTCGAGTTCCATCGCTACTACGCATCGTAATAAGCACAGTACAGCGATTTTATGAAATTGTCAACTCTTTTTTTTCAGCACGTTTGATCGCTGCGGCCAATAACTAAAGCCGTAGGGGATCGCGTGAATAAACCGCTTCACTTTCCACATCTGTTCAAGGTGGTGTTCAAAAAATAGATCATCTATCACTTCACCGACATGTAACCCTGGCGCGTAGGGGACTCCTGGCGTCCACTTCAACCCGATGTCGCCGACTTCCATGTGGGAAGCTCACAGAAAATTGACCCCGCGCTTATGCTTCAGCCAATTCCGCAGCCCTTCCAACGCGCCATAGAGTGCTGCCGTCAGGGCGATGGGATCGACCTGCACCCCCCAGGCAGCCAAGCGCGCTGCACCGATGCCCGCTAGGGCGGCTTGGACGGCCCCCTTGACCGCTTTGGCGGCCAGCTTCGACCACACGAACTCTTTGAGACTCATGGTTTGCCTCCTTCGGGTACGGAATTGCCATTCCCCTTCCTGGCGGCGAGGTATGCGGCGGTGACGCTGCCCCACAACGCGCTGCCCCAGGGGATGATCTTCTCCGCGATGTCCAACGACAGACCCCGCCAGATCACGCCTGCCGTCACCATCAGTAAGAACGCCATGTAGAACAGCAGCGCCAAGACGAAGGCTTGAGATAAGGTGCTGCTGCGCCAGGACGGCAGATCGCTCATGGAATAATCGGCGTCAACGTCAAGGGATTGCGGTTCGCGTTGCTCATCACGTTCTTAATCAAGACGACCGCATTCGTCAGCAGACAGGAACCCGTCTCTTTGGCAAAAATCCCGACGGCGTTAATCGGAGAGAATAAATAGCCCCACGCATTCTTCAATGAATCCCCTACCCCCGCTTCTGCTGTCCCTGCCCCCAAGATCACCAACAACCCCGCAACTACTAACCAACTACTAATCTTCTTCATCACGCTTCTCCCCATTCTTTGGCTGCCACATGTGGCTGCCGGTGTCCGCACGAACACTCCCATTGCGTCGGAACTTCAATGGTATCCTCACGCTCCCGCGTCACCAGCTCCATTGGGTGCCCGCACACGGTACACGCCTTATCCTCTACATCAGCCATGCCAACACCCCCCTCACGGTTGCCAGAATCGCCCACACGAGCCCTGCCAGGGCACCCCCGACGATGAGAATGCATATCAGCAAGTAAGCGATCCCTTGCGCAGTGTCGTGCCGCTCCTCCAGCCGCTCCTGCTGTGGGGTCGGGAAATCGGCTGTTATTGTGTCAACTGGTGTGCGATCCATAGCGTCGTCGTCACCCCTACCGCTGCCCCATACCCGAACCAGAAGGCCACTTGGAGCGCCCATCTCGCGCCCCACAGGCCCAGCACGTCGAATGCCGACTGCAACACCAGGGCAACCGTGGTCGGCTGCTTGCGCGTCATTTCGCGTTCATCGGACGGCGTTCCAACAGCCGATCCACCTTATCCTCGATGCGGACGAGCCGCACATCGACGCCCGTAAAACGCCGCTCGGTCGATTCCATCGTGGACGCCAACGCCGCAATCGTGGAGGCGTGCACGTCCACCTTGCCGGTCAGCGAGGTCATCCAGGCCATCAGACCAGCAAACACCACCCCGCAGGACGAGACGGCCAGCGTCCAGACGAGCTTTTGCGAACCGTTCGCCATCCGACGACACGCTCCTTGATACGTCTCACTGACGACCCACGGTTTGCGTCCCATCACTCCGCCGCTTGCCATAGGTCGCGTTCCCAACACTCCTCGTAGCGTTCCGCGACGCAGACCCAGCGTCCCTTGTCATCTTCCTCGGTAAAGGTCTGGGCACGCGGGGCCTGCCGGTTTGATACCTGATACTCCTGCAAGGTGATGAGCTTATCCAGCCGCGCATCCTGGGTGTCGTTGCGTTTGGCTTCCGCTGCCACGACTTCAGGCAAACGGATATAGTCAGCCGACTTGACGATAAACGTCCCCACCGCCCCCAGCCCCGCCAGCATGGCGGTGACGATCCCCGGCACGACCCACCACGCCATCGGTTTCTTCGCCATCACTTCTTACTCCCGATCTGCCGAATCGCCCGCGCCACCAACCAGCCCGCCCAGACCATCCCCACCAGCAGCAACAGTCCCTCGATGACGTTCGGCCAGAGCGTGTTGGGATCGAGGCGCCCCATTCATCCCGACACTTTGAATCGCCGTCTGACCGCCGCCACCGCCGTGCTGCCCACGATCCCGATCCACCGGAACGTGATCGATCCTGATGTATTCGGGGTGACAATGCGATAATCCGCCTCATCCGATCCGGTCGTGATCTCGGCGGTATTCGAGCTGTCATTCTTCAGGCCGGTTTGCGCGGCGTCATACGACACCGTCAGGGCGCTGGCACTCCCGTTATCCATCAGCGTCACGGTGGTCGCGCTCGTCGCAATCGAATTGGCGGACACAAACGCGCCCAACTCCGACGCGGTAAAGGTGAAGCGGGGGTAGAGCTGCGTGTTGGCTTCGGTCGTGCTGGTGGTGACGAGGCTCCCCGACACGGGAAAATAGGTCGTGACATTGAAATTGATGGCGGTCGGGGCGGGATCGCCAGCCAACAACGGAAAGAGGCTCGCGGTGTTGATGCAGCTGCACGAGATGGTCGTGATCTGAATCCCCCCCGTCCCCGTGCTCGTGACCACGCTATAGTAAAAATCATCACCCGCCGCCAACGAGTCGGTGTTCGAGGTGTCCTCTTTCGTGCCCGTTTGCCCCGACGTATAGGTGACGGATTGCGCACCAGCGCCCCCACTCTTTCGTGTGCTCACCACCACGTCCGTCGTGCGGCCATTCGAGTAGGAATAGGCAAACAAATCCGAGGCCGTGAACGAAAACCGCACCCGATATTTCTCATTGGCTTCCGTCGTCGGGTTGTTCACGCGACTATTCGGAGACATAAAAAATGATGTCGACGCCGTGGTAAAATTAAAGTCCCCGCCAGCCACCAACAGCGCGATGCAGTCCGTCGTCGTCGTGGGCGCAAACTGGACGCCGACCGCTGCGACCGTCAACGTCGTCGCCGGGCCGGTATCCGGCACGGTCACTTCGTAGTCCAACTCATCCGTCGCCGCGACCGTCACGGTATTCGACGTGTCTTCCTTGATGCCCGTCTGGGTGGAGGTATACGAGACCGTCAACGCCGAATCAACTTGGCTGACTTGCAACGTCACCGTCGAGGTGACGGTCGCCGTATTCGAGGGCGCGTTCACGATCAGGTTGCTGAAGACCCCCGCGTCTCGAATCGGCGCTTCGGCTCGCGCCACCGCAGCATGCGCTGCGAGGCCAGATCCGGATGGATGATGATACCGCGTCGTGTTATCGCCTACCGCCAGACTGCGGCTTCGGATGATCCACGAGTTCGCCATCGTTACACGACCTCAACCCTCCCCAGACCAAACGCCGTATCGCCAAAGGTTTTGATGGCGGCTTTCTGTAGCGCGGACAGCGTCGCGCCTTTCACGTCCACCTGGAGCACGCGGTCTTTGCCAGTGCCCGTGAATGACCACGCATAGTTCACACCTTTCTTAAAACCTACCCCCCCGTCCGAGCCATCCTCGTTGACCTTCGTTTCTTCCAGTCCTAATCCTTTCACGCTTTCCAGTCCCAGCAGCACCCGATAGACCTGATTCTTCCGCTTGTTTTCGCCGTCGGGGTTCGCATACAGCACGCCATACAAGTCGGCGTCAGGGACGCTCTGGTGAGCCACGCATTTCTTCAGCACCGCGCCGCCCCCGATGATGGCCGTCCCCACGTAGACTTCTTCGACTTCGCACTCGCACGTATCCGGCTTCCACGTTTTCATGCCCGTCCTCCGGTTATTGCCGATCCACGGTATAGGTGAAACAGATCAAATACTCATCCGTCTCAGGACTCACCGCATTCGTCACGTCAAAGCGGATCGATTCCCCCGCCGCCAAGCCTCCCCCAACCGTAATGGCGGGGGAGGTGGTGTTTTTCCT